AGCCAAATGTCCATAGGTTTACCGTTAAACTTCTCAAACAAACACATGTGCAACAACTTGACGCCAAGCGTAGTGGATTTGCTGTGGCTTCGTGGTGCGATGATACAAACACGATGCACATGTGCGCCTTTTCTATCGGTGTAAATGTTCATCCATTCGCCAATGTGTTCGCCCCAAGCGTAGCCGAGCCATCGGTAAAAATAGGAAACATCGTTTCTTGCCCGTTCAAAGGCTAAAGCAGATTTGACTTGAGACATTGGGCATCACAAACATGTTTACGGGCACTTTCCAAAAAATATCAACCTTCAACGACATTCGTTCACGACCATGGCTTGAGCGAGCGCATACCACAATACGGGCAAACTCTCGTATAAGCCTTGGCTTGGGATAGCCCTTTACTTTCCCAACCGCACGAATCACAGCGAACATGTTCACGCTTCATCACGAATCACCCTTGCCGTTCCACAATACACCATTTTTTTGTTTTTTTTGCACCATTTTTTATGGGTATTATAGCGGGAAAAATACTCATGTCCACAGGTGTTGCATTTTCTCAACTTTTTGATTTGCCCATTCAATGCTGACCCTCCACAGGCGCAAAGAAAGTGGCAATCAAGCCTTTTTGTTTGTCAATGAGATGAGCGGCTAAACCTGCTTGACTCGTGGTGTAGCCCTGTCGTGCGTGGTATCGGTCGTGGCCCGCAAGAGATGGCAACTGAACAATCAAGCAACCGCCTTTTTCAACAACCTGTCGGTGATGCAAATGACCGTGAAACCAAGCGTGGTGTTCGCATTCGCCCCACAATTGTCGCTGTTCGTTGCTCATCAACTCAACAAGGTTTCGTGCCCCGTCGCCGTGAATAAAGCCCAACAAATTGTTGCCGTAGTGAATATATTGGCGGGTGGATGGACTGACAACAACTTCGCAGTCCTCAACATTTTCATAAACAGCCGATAAATACATCATCAATGCGATAGCGGACATTCGGTCGTGATTTCCGGGCATGAACACTACCTTCACAGGTGCAATCTGCCGTAGCAAATCAATGTGTTCTCGTGCCAATTTACAACCGGTCATAAGAATTTCAGCAGGACTGCCGCACATGTCCTGTGGTGTGCCCTTTGTTGTGGTTCCGGCATCGGTATCAACATGAAACCAATCGCTACCGGTAGCCAAAATAATTTGTTCCGGGCGGGATGGCAAGCGACAAAGCAACTCTTCTGTCTTTTCCATCAATCGCTTTCGTGCTTCGTTGAAGTTGTAAGTCTCACCGACTTCATCAATCCAGCCGTATTTGCCCCAATGAAAGTCTGTTGGACTGATAACGAGGGAATAATCGGCCCCTTCGTCCACCATCATAATTTCCGGCACTTCCGGCAACTCATCGCCAATCAATTGCTTGAATTCATTTAGCACCATTGACGAAAACATGTCATATTTTTCAGCCGACGCTTCAATTTCTTTCCACTTGCGTCGTTCAAACTTCTCGTGCAATAAGTGTTTTTTCTTTAACACTAAATCTTCAACGAGTTGTTCAACATCGGTTGTAGCGATTTCTTCATCGGTGTAAGGCGACATATCATGCGTCCAACCGTGCCGTCGTCGGTATTCATCAAACCAAGCACGAGGAATCCCAAAGTCTCGTGTGATTTCATTCATGGATGCACCTTTGCCGACCATGTTTGAATAAGCCTCTTTCATGGCTCGGTGTTTGTCGCCGCTTACCGACACCATTTGGTCTGCGATTGACAAAAAGGTGTAATACATGTCGTTGATGTCGTCATAGTGGTATGATTTGTTTACATCAGCGGGGGGTTGCATTGGCTCCATTGGCTCAACCTTTTCGTTGCGTAGCCATCGGTAGATTGACATCTCCCAACCCTTGACGGATTTCTTCGGGTCAATGCCATGCAAAATGCGAGCGTTTTCCATTTTTGTTATGTTGCTGTCGTAGTGTTTTGCGATGAGGTCATAGCCGTATTCGGGTCTTGCTCTCATGTGTAAAGGCATGTTTGAACCCTTTATGAATGTTTATGTTTTTGTTGTTTCAAAGATAACAAAAAAAAATAAACGATAGACTGCAAGCCTGTTTTTTAATTCTTTCATTATTTCAAAGGCATGTATCAAGGGCCGATTTGCTATTGCTGTTACAGTTTTTTCTTACCCGTCTATGAAACAAAAAAAGAATTAGCAAAAAAGCATCACGGCGTCCGATTTATTCTTTTTGTAGAAAAATAATCAAGAAAAACAAAAAAAATGCGCTACATTGATAAAACGCGCAACACACCGCATTAAGCATGGGTTTCTTTGATAGGTTCCGCCGCAACGCTGTGGCCGAAGAAGTCCCCGTCCAACGGGTGGGGTCAAATGTTTCCCTCAGCGTAGCCGCTGGTCTTCCGAACATTTTTGAGGACACGGAGAAGTTTCAAAGCGATACCAACTTCAAGAACAAGTTTGACCTCTATGATAACATGGTCAAATTAGACCCCGAATTGAACGGTGCCGTGCGTTCCGTTTCGCTCACGGCCAACAACTATCGGATTGACTACGCAAAGGCCAAGAACGCCTCTATTCGGGCCGCTATCGCTGAAATGGTAGACAGGGTAGACTTTGACGACTTCCTCATCAATGCACTACGCAACCTGCAAGTCTACGGAAACGACATCAACAAATTGGTGGGCAGAACCGGAGTCGGCATCACAGCAATTCAAAACCTACCCATCCGACAAATCACCATCGTTGACAACCGTGGTGCAAACGGACTACCGTTTACGGCAGACGAAAACAGCCCGATTATGTCAAACGACTTCTACATTTTGCGAGAACAGGGCATTGAAACAATGGTGTTCCCCCGAAGCGAAATCGTGCATTTGCGAACGGACTACAAATCAAATTGGTTTGAGGACACCAAGTTGCGACAAACCTACGGCGTGTGGGGTCAATCCCGTTTTTCATCGCTTGAACAGGTTGTCCGTGTCAAATACAACAGCATGAATAACCGCATCGCTCTTGAGGACAGCATGACCAAGCAATTCATCACCATTGACAAATCAGCCATTGAACATATCACCGACCCGGATGAACAGGCCGAGCGTTTGGGTATCATCATGGACGAGGTGGTAAAATTGTTTGAAGGACTGCGAGGCGACCAAATGCCAATCCTACCTTCCTATGTGTCGTTGCACCATGTAGACCTGCATAACACCATTCCCGACAACAGCGGTTTTCTTGACATGGTAGGTGCCAATGTCGCCGCTGTTCTCCATGTGCCTCGTGTGGCGGCAGGTCAAGAAAAGGGCTCAACCTTTGCCGCTACCTACAATGCCAACATGTGGGCGAATACCGCAATCAGTCGTCTGCAATCTATCGTCAAGCAGGGCGTCATGCAATTATTTTCAAAACAACTTGAATTGAAAGGCATCCGACATCAAATGAAAGACTTGCCCGAGTTTATGTTTGAGCCAATCGCAGAAGAATCCCCGATTGAATCCATGAAGCGTGCCGTCATGGGTTATCAAGCGGGAATCCTTACCCTAAATCAGTCGCTTGACCTTATCGGAATGCAACCCGAAAGCGATGGCGACGGACGGTTGGACAAGACTTCAAAACAGACCGGCACTTTACCCCGAAGCAACGAAATGGTGTGATATAACATGGCAAGAGAACACAAAGATTCAGTCAATGACCGGATGATTAAATGGACGGCACTTCCAGCGGTTTACCTGTGGTTAGCCGCAAGTGGGGCTGTCGTCGGCATGGGCATCCTCAAGCCCGAGGTTGTGCTTGAAAACATTGAGGGTTTCATCGCACTTATCGCAATCATCGGCGGAACGGCACAGCCGGCTTTCGCAACCATGCTTGAGTTGTGGAAAAAAGAACAGCAGACGGAAACCGAATTGCACCCTTCGGTTATTGAGTCTCAAACCCGTGTCATGGAAGAACGAGCCGCACTTGAGCGACAGATGGCCCTCAAGGCCCAAGAACACAAACATACGATGGATGCCGAAGAACGCCGAGCAAGAATCAAATTGGTGGCAGAAGGTAAGGCCGTATGGAAGAAGAAGCAGGACTGAGAGTCAAGAAGTTTCGCTTCCTTGAGGATGCGTGGCCTCACGAGTTTCAAAAGCCGTCCGAAAAAGGCTACCCCGAAGTCTTTGACCTTATGTCGTCTTGGGTTTTGAGGTTAGACGGAATTCCAATCGCATATACAGGTTCCCTTGACATGGGCCACTTTCACTTTGTCGGCAACACTTTTATTCTTCCCGAATACCGACAAATGGGCTACCATTCTTACCTGCTCAAAATTCGCAACATCAATCTTGGTTTAAGGCCAAAAATAACTGTGCTAAATCCGATTGATGGCACGCACATGGCAAACCTCGTCAAAGTTGTGCAAAAGTTAGGCTACACACCGGTGTTTTCTTATGACGATGTAAACGACATCATGTCCGAACAACTCTATGAAGAAATCCGAAAGGACGGACAACAACTGTGGCGAATGGATTAAAAGTCACATGGTATGTCGCTAACCCATGCCCGATGTTCGTGACGGTGAATCCCGTGACGCTTACATGGACCGGTGCATGGGCGACGGCAAAACCGTGGCAAAATATCCAAGCCCTCAACAAAGGGCGGCGGTGTGCAATTCTATTTATGATGAAGCCCGAAGTCAAACCGTTGAGTCGGCTGAATATCAAGGAAAAAAGGTGACTCTCAACAAACCCTTTCGCACCCCCGGCGGTCCGAAGAAGTTTGCTGTTTATGTGCAAAACGAAAGTGGCCGTGTTGTTATCGTTCGTTTTGGCGACCCCAACATGGAAATCAAGCGCGACGACCCCGAACGACGACGCAATTTTCGCTCCCGTCACAACTGTGACTCCCCCGGACCACGAACCAAAGCAAGGTATTGGTCGTGCCGACAATGGGAAAGCGGTCGTAAGGTGGAAGCAAGCGAGGTGGAATACATGTTGCACGATGAATGGATGAAAAACGAAGGAGAAATCCTTGAAGGAATTGAAGAAGTCGTTGAGGCCGACGAAGGTGGTTGCGGTTGTAGCAACTGCGGAAACACCGTTGAAGCCAAAATGATTCGGCGCGATGTTTTTGACAATCCCGGAGAAGCCATGAACCGTGCAAAGGAAATGGGTCTTGATGGGATTCATTCTCACGAAGAAGACGGCAAGACTGTTTTTATGCCCGGTAAAACGCACGAAGAATACCGAAGCAAAAACAGCGGTCGTGATGTTGAACCCAAAATGGTGAGCGACAAAGAAGCCGCTTACGGTATGCCCGAAGACGAGGAAAAAGAAAAGGTTGCATACCACCACATGGACGATGAAAAAATGGCGTCTTATCACAAGGATGAGAAAATGGCTTCTTATCACAAGGACAAGGAAAAGATGGCATCCTATCACAAAGACGACGAGGAAGAAAAGAAGAAAAAGAAGCGTGGCATGTATGCTTCCGAATCCTGTCCCGTCGGTGAAGAAATGGTCAATGGCACTTGCCAGCCTGTCAATGTCACCATGGAAGTCTCGGTTGAATCCATCAGCGCAACTGTTGAGGCTTCAACCGGAAAGACCGTGATGGAAATTAAGGGCATCGCATTCCACGAGGGTTTCAACAAGAACAAGTGGGCCTTGACAAAGCGTGGTGCAGAAGCCGCCGTCAAACAGATGTTTGGTGCAGACTTGACGCTCAACCATCCCAAGCCAAAGGCTGTGGGCTTTGAGCGAAACACCGATGGCGGCGTCAATGAAGCCAATGTTGGAATTGTTGCTTCTGCCACAATGCACGACAAAGGCAAGGACGGCTATGAGGTTCGCTATGTGGCGCATGTCCATCGCACAGAATTGTTTGAGGCTTTGGAGTCCGGTATGTGGCTCAAGGCAGACTACGGCGTTTCAATCGGCGGCTTTGGTGTTCCCATTTCTGCCAACGAGAAAGGTATGGTCTTTGACATGGACTTTACCTTTGACCATCTCGCAATCGTTCACAAACCCGCTTATCCACGCGCAACCATTGACAGCGCAAAGAAAATTGAAAAATCAATGGACAAACAGTTGGAAAAGGTTGAGGCAGGAGTCAATGCTGGACACGGTGGACAACATGGACGACCCGGACCCAACGACCCACGCAAGACGCCAGCCAAACCAAGCGAGCGTCGTCGTGGCTCAAAGCGCAACCCACCCGGCTCCGCAAGAAAGCCCAATAAGTCAATCGTTGTGTCTCCGGCAACGCGCAAGACCATTCAAAACAAAATGCGAGAACACAACAAAAAGGGTAAAGGTAGCCGAGCATCTATGGGCGCGCTCCTTACTGTTTTCCGTCGTGGTGCTGGTGCTTTCTCCACAAGCCACGCCCCTAACATGTCCCGCAACGGTTGGGGCATCGCAAGAGTCAACGCCTTCCTTTACCTTCTACGCACCGGTCGCCCTTCTAACCCCAACTACAAGCAAGACAATGACCTACTTCCAAGGGGCCATCCGAGAGCAAAGAGGAAGGCAAGTGCAGAAGAAACCTTGATAAGTCAAACGGCCTCTCGGACAGAATACCGAAAGGAGAACGATAACATGTCCGAAGAACACATCGTTGAAGAAAACGCTCAAGCGAGCGAGATGGAAGCCCTTCAAGCAGAATTGGTGCTTGCTCGTGCAGAATTGGAAAACATGCGTGCTATGGAAGCCGCAAAGCACGAAGAGGCACGCCTGTCCCTCGTTGAAGCCGCAACCTCTCTCGGTATGAAGGGCCACGAAGACCTTTCCTCCGAAACCCTTGAGTCCATCATCGCCTCTTGGAAGGAGAGCCACCCCGAGCCCGTCGTGGACATGAAGCCCGCTGAACCAGCCGTGGCTTCCGAAGAATCCTCCCCTGCCCCCGTGTCGGAGGCCGTGGTCGCAAATTACCTCAACGGTAAGATGGTTGAGACTCCCGAATCCCTCTACGCCCAAGCATGGAACGCATGGGCTGGTGCTTGGAACAAGACCCTTTCCGGGGGAGAAACGGACGACGAGCGAATTCGCGCTCCAAAATACGAACAACTTTGAGGTGAAAAAAAATGGTTGCATTTACAGGAAACGACCCACGAAACGCTGTGTTGAAGGACTCTAACACCATCAGCGGTGTTGGCATCATCATCGCAAAAGACGGAACGAACAACAAGGTTCAACTCGGAGCCGCAACGGATGTGCCCTTGGGCGTTTCCGCTGGCGAATCCAGCCGAGATGCCGACCTCGTGCTTGAAACCACGGGTGCTACGGTGTCCTACTTCCCAATGGGCGGTGTCCACATGGTCGCCGCTCTCGCTGAGACTTACACCACCGGACAACTCGTCTACCTCAAGGGTAGCGGTCGTGTCGGCGGAACGGCGGGCTCCGATAAGTTGGTCGGTGTCTATGTCGGTGAAGGTGAAACCGTCGGAACGGCTGGCGACCTCATCCCCGTGAACACCAGCCAATGTGCAACTGCTTGATGAAAGGAAGTGAAAAACATGAACAAATCCCTGCATGAAATTATGAACGCATCTGCCGCCGCTGGTCCCTTCGGAACCGGTGACGCAGTCCTTGAGCAAACCCTCCGAGACTTCATCCAACTCCAATCCACCCGTATTGCAGTCGGAACGCAGGTCGTTGGAACCCGCACCGTCCCTTGGCTTGAATTCAAGTGGTATACCGGTGTTTCGGGAACCTTCTCCTACCCGCTGGACGATGCCGCAACGGTGGACCCCACCAAGATTGGCACCAGCAACTACACCGTGAAGTTGCAGAAGGGTCAAGGCCGCTGTGTTTTCCTTGACACCGTGCGCCTCCGTGGTGAATCCTTTGAAAACATTGACCGCCAACAACTCGCCATCGTCCGTGGACGAGCGGATGTTATTGACAATAACATTCTGTCCACCCTGCACGGCGGTGCTGGTCAAACCCAAGCCGCAACTGCAACCTTCGGTTCCGCATCTGCTGATGAAGAGAAGGACTTGCTGGCAACGATGGACAAAATCTTCGCCAACGGTCGTGTGTCGGGCGATGAGGCCATGGCTCTC